ACTACAGACGGCCGGAATGCCTGATATTGTCGGCAAAGGACACGGCTGGAAAACGATTGGAGACGATAGAGGTAAACTTGAATACACTGGATATCGTCCAGTCCCGATCCTTCTGTAACGGCGTAAGCGAGTATCACGATCAGATAGTAAAACTGGTGAAAAAGAATATAAATCTGATTCGTCGTAAAATGATTGCATAAATAAAGTAAACAATGAGGTACGCATTAAGAAAGCAGGATAAGATTGCGGCTGCAATAGGTGATGATTATTTGAAAAATCATATCCTCAAAAGTCTTGATAGTTTCTTCCGAAAGAGCAATGATGAATGTATAATCAGTTCTGTTGAATTGGACACCTATCAAACCGAATCAGGAGAAAGTTATGCCGTGTTAAGAGTTAATGACCTTGCAGATGATAACGCAATGTTGGAGTTTGCGGTAATTGGGAAAGAGTTCGATGTTTTAAAACTTGCCTTTTTAGGCAGAATGAAAGGATAGAACAATGAAAATAAGCAAGAAAGTTCTCAAGGGGATTAAGTCAGAGGCACTTCGGCTGAAACAGATATACGAAGCCAAGAATCTCGAAGTTGATAAAATCATTTTAGAATTACGTGAGGAAGCAAAGGGGAAGCCGGAAAACATGAGCAAGGATGAAGAAATTGCCTACATCCTCGGAAATGCTGACGAAAGGCATTGCAGCGAATGTGTACACTACGAGGCTTGCCCGAACTGTCAGATGTACTGCAAAGCTCTGCAACGGAGAATAACAGCAAGGAAATCTGCCAAGAACTGCAAGTATTACAAATCATTTATCAAGGAGGTAAAGAAATGACAAAAATAAAATTGAATTGGGCATACGCAAAAGGCGAATTTGACACCGATACATTGAAACTGATATGTATTCCGGCAAGAGGGAAGCGTGTGTTGGGTCCCGATGAATTGGACGCAGAACTTTGTATCAAAGATGGCATGAACTACCAAATAGCAGAAATCCATTTGGGAGATGTGGAAAGTTCCAATGTCCTTTGCAATGAGATAGCAAGGCGATGGAATGAGTTTAATTCACGGACTAATATTAACTCAGTATGGCATGATGCAAGGGAAATTATTGTAAAGATGGGATATGTCTTAGTTGAGTTTAAAACAAAACGTGGTGTATCTTACAATATATGGAAAATTGCGAATGTAGACGTAGTTTCTTATTGGAACACATTCATAACAGAAAACAAGATAATAAGGTATGCCTACATCGAAGACTTACTACCTAATACGGAGGAATGAATATGAATAAAATAGAAAAACTTATAGAGAAAAAGAGTGTCCTGGAAGAGAGATTGTATAAAGAAGAGCGCAGAGAAATTGAAATGTTGAATAGAAGAGGTTTTGGATATGCGATGCGACATGTCAAAATTGGTTTCTCTACACGAAAATCAGATGCTCTCAAAGAACGCATTAGAATTATCAGTGAACAAATTAACGAATTAAAGAAGTTAAATGAAAGCGATAACAATTAAACAGCCGTGGGCAAGCCTGATTGTGTCCGGGCTGAAAGATATAGAAAACAGGACTTGGAACTGTCCTAAGAAATACTTAGGTAAGAGGGTGCTGATTCATGCAGCAAAGACCTCAGTTAAGGAGGGATGGAGCGCACTTAACGGAATGCAAATAAAGAAAGTTTCCAAACACAAGGACAAACTTTACGGAGATAATGAAGATTTGCCGAAAGGTGCCATCATCGGCAGTGTCGAGATAGTCGATTGCATTCAGAATCACCCCTCACCGTGGGCCGAAAAGGGCGTGTGGAACTGGGTGCTGGCTAACCCTATTTTATTCCCCGAACCAATACCGGCTAAAGGCAAGTTATCTTTCTGGGAATATGATAAAATTTTAGAGCCTGTGTCTGATGGCGATCATAAAATTTGCATGTGCCGTATATGCGTGGATGAAAAAGTTCAGGTGATGAGTATGGGGAATTATTTTGTATGTAAATATTGCGGTGGACGCTGGTATAAGTAAATCTATAACAAAATGGAATTGAACATTATGGATAAAACGAAATGTATCACTTTCGATCCGGTAGCACAAGAAGCATTGCCGGATCATATTAAGGCTAAAATGAAAGCAGATCGAGATAAAGCCAAATTAGAGGCATATCATAAGCAATGCCCTTGCTGGAACAGTCACAACGATAGTTGCTATGATGATAATTGCCCTTGTGATAGAGATTGTGAGTATATGAAAAGTATCAATTTAAAAATAAAAGATTTGAACGAAAGTGAAAGAAAAAGAAATCAAACAGAGACTTCTTGATGAGATATCCGGATGGTTTTGCGAATCTTATTGTTTGTATTACGGCGACAAAGACTATTGCAACACTTGTCCTATCAAGGAAGAAAAGTACTGGCTTGTACGTCCCAAACCTACCGGGGCAGAGAAACGGATAAAAGAAATCCAGTTCTGTGATAACTGCGTACATTTCTGCCCGATAGAAGAAGGAGAGGAAAACAAACCCAACGAGGAACTATGCAAGTTTAAACGTCCGTTGCGCTTTCGTCTTGGAATAGATGACTATACCGGTGATGACACCGGATTCTTTTGTCCGGGATGTAAAAACTTCAAAAAGAAATTTAGCCTATGATACCCTACAAAACCAGCCGGGATTACTCCCGACTAAAACAACTACTTGATGAAGGAATGGGAATCGTGTGCTTCTCATTGAAAAGTCGGGAATGTGCGCTTGCGAAAAAGCAAACATTCTGCGATGGACAAATGTTCGCCTACTACTTCGGCCGTTTCCATATCTTCAACCATGATTTAGAAATAGCTACATTCGAGAAATTTTGTGATCTATACAACGTCGAGTTTATTGAACCGAATAAACAGATTTAAAGAATCCTTATAAATATACGAATTTACAGTAGACACATCAGCCTCCTTAGCCGGCAGACTTTCTCGTTGAAGTTGACCGGCTCGAAGTCAAGGGAGTCAACCAGGCGGTCAATCTCGCGTCTGGCTGACTCCCTCTTTAATTTTCTTATTTCTTTTTTATTCGCTTTACACATAGCTTTTCCCGTTTATGTTTGCGGCAGTCACATATAAACAACTGCACATCCTCGTACAACATCCTACCTAAATAACCGGCCAAATACGCTACTTCTTCACCTCCTATAGGCATTTTAAATGCCGTAGCTATATGATCCTCCAAATGGCGGCATTCGTGCTTTAGGGAGTTTAAAAACTCTTCCGGGGACGAAGTCTTGCTTATGACCATTACAGATTTCCGTAGCTTGTAATTGGAGTACGTGACACCGGTATCAAGTTTGCATGACACCAAATTATTGTAAGCCTCTCTTGCCTTGTCTTTCGGACAATCTATTGATTTCAACAAACCTATGAGCTCTTCCGTATAATAGCAGGTGACACGATAAAATATATGCACCTGCCAATCGTACTTCTTTATGTATAGGTCTCTTCTTATCATATTTACATCATTTCATCCCAAATAATAGGCGTTCCAGAACCGATGCAATCAGCGTAGAAACGAGTAAATACAATACCATCGTAAGCGTCCGGATCGTCGCAAACGTTCTTCACGTATAAAGCAGCATATTGATCATGGGGAATGGAGGAACCAAGAAAATCAGCCTTGCACATATTGGCTACATACACATAGTCATAGCCGCCTTTCTTCTTTACATCGACGTTATATTTTTTAAGCATTTCGTCGATCTGCTCTTTTGTCCAGGGCTGTACCTTTATTTTCTTGCCAGTTCCATCTTCTTTTTCCATCATGGAAATAGCCCAATCACACATAGCCTTAGAAAAATGCCAGCCATATGCGCTTAAATAAGCTTTCATCCCCGAAGGAAAATCATCGTACATATCTAATCTCATATCTTTACTTTTTAAGAAGGGGCACAATGTCCCCTTCTGATTTAACGTCTGCGTCTGCGGTATTCCCCGGCATACCGTCCGGTTCCTCTCACGCCGCGCCTTTCACCGAAACCTTCTCCACCGCGTCTCCACATATCGCGGAATTCATCGTCGTCGTCATCGTCATCGTCTCGGAATCCCATACCGCCTTCCATTGCTTTTCTCTTGCCTTCCTTGCAACCAAGTTTATAGGCTTCTTCTATCGCTTCCATCAAGTCTTCATCTTCATAAGCATCGAACTCTCTGAAAAGCTCTTCAAGTTTTCTATTTGATCCCATAATTATTATTTTTTAGTTGTTTCCTTAACTCCAAGCTGTTGCATCAATTGCTTGTTTAGCTCCATAAGTTCAGACATGTTCTTGCTCATATCAGACATCTGGGCCTTAAGGGTGTTGATTTCCTGTTCTTGACGTTGCTTTTCTGCAAATTCAGGATTGATCATTGTCAACATCTCATCGCAGGATGCTATCACGCTGAGGTCATAGTCCCGACTGTTAACCCTATCCAATCTTTTTTGTTTTATCATGGATATTTCATTGTTCATCGCATCGCGGGAACATGAGACAACAAGATTCCCGTTTTGCCCAAAGTCGGCTATATCACTACCGGAGGGAAGATTCTGAAACGTCGTGTTCTGACCATTAATATTAGCCACGACATCTACGACCATCTCCATCTGAGGTATCTGCCCCATAGGAGCGGGCATAGGATATTTAGGCTTGGGTGCAGAAACGCTTACCACAGAACCAATCTCTATGAAATGTTTGGCTTCCTTATGAAGAATATACAACTGATTATTTACTCGAAGATTCTGAAACATGATTGTTTGATTTTAAAGGAGTGTGGTTTTTGCAATTTTTACAACAACCACAGAACTCCATGTTAATTACTACTTGCTTCGCAAAGAAGCCGTTTCTGCTGTAGGAGCCGGAGTAGTTGTCGGTCTATATCCACCATTAACAAGATACAATTCGTTCGTGTATTTGTTGTAATGGATCTCATAGATACCCGGACCGGCAAGGTTCTCTACTCGCACAGGCACATCGCCGTAAGCCATCAACGGTCTCGTGTCCCCGTTCGTCCCTATCAGAATGGGCAGTGTTGCTGTTGTTCCAGCCGGGATAGCTTGACGGATATTGACATAGAAACCGCCTACATAATCCCGGTTACGAAACGCATGGTTCGGAAGCTCTAATGTCACGTTCTCCGTCCCTACCGTCACAGCCACCGTTGGCAAGGTGTTAAAGTTTGCCCTGCCAAGTGAAGGGAACGGAAAAGGAAATCCTGTAAAAAAGTTAGGCCACATAATTACCTCCTTTCTTACCCGGATCAACCCCAGTAGTTATTGCAACCACATCCGTAACCGCCGCGTCCATAAGCCGCGTCACCGGCATAAGCACCGAAAGCGGCCGCACGATAGGTTTCCGGGTTATACACCTGCAACTGTGGATAAGGAACGGATACCGTTGGAGGCATCTTGCACTTGATACCGTCTACATCACTTTGCAATGCCTGCAAGCCGGCTACCAACGGCGCGATCTGCTGACCGAAGTTGCTCAAGATTGTCGCATTCTGATTACGCTGAGAGATTTCCCCCTCCAAAACTGCAATTCTTGCATCCCTTGCAGCAAGGGCTTCCTGCTGACGGCGTGCCTCTGCGGCATCCATCTTGGCTACAATAGCCTGGAATCCTTCACGGTAAGCGTCCGACAAAGAACGAGTATTCCCTTCCATTGTACGTGTAAGCGTATTCATGTTTTCGCAACTCGCTAAGCGACTTTCATACCCCTGTCGTTCAATCGCAGTCTGCGTTTTGCAGCAACAATCGGCTAATTGAGCAGAGATAGATTGATTGCCCTGCATAATTGCAGTAATGATACTGTTGGTATTCTGTCCCATCTGATTGCCTAAACCGCATATTGCCTGAGATACAGAGTTAATACCAGCAAGGATTTGGTCTGAAGATAAATTCAACGCCTGGGCAAGTGATGCGATGTCCACACCGTTGCGATTAAGCATTTGCATAATCATGTCTCTTCCTTCATTGGCACCCTGATTGTTGTTTCCTCCAAAACCGAAGTTGCCGTTGCCAAAGATGGCAGCAATCACAATCAACGCAATAATGTCCTGAAAACCGCCGTTGTTCCCGAAGAAACCACCGTTACCGCCTCCACCGTTCATTAATCCCATGAGGTAACCTGTGTCAATACCCCTGTTCTGCAAAGACGGAAGGATTGATGCAAGTAAGCCGTTACTCGTTCCACCTGCCCCGTCTTGATTAAATACATAAGTTTTTTCCATTGTATTTTAAATCTTAGTTACGGTCAATATCAACCGCATCGCAAATGTCGCAAAACAGTAATTGTATTGAATGGTAGAATGTTGTAGGATTGTTGTAAAGTTGTTGTTAAACTGTCTGATTTTTTTACTTGTTCCCTTATCTTTTCTGTATTAGCCTCCTATAAAAACTATGCAATGTTTCTTCATAACAAATATGTTATCTTAATTTACAAACACCTTAATGGCATATCAAGCGACTCACGTATATTCCTAACTATAACCTTTAGCAGATAATTTCTGCGTATTCTGTCAGGGTAGATATTTTTCAACTTGTTGATCGATTGCTGCGTAAATCCGGTAAATGACGATATTTGAGATTCACTGAATTTATATTCAGATAGTATAACAACCATGATACCGCGTGAATCAACAATATCACTTCGTTTACACTTTGACAGTATCAGGTCTTCTGATACTTCTGTCTCTTTAGAGACAATTCTTAATATTTTGGCAAAGATTTCAGATTTACACATAATGTTTGAATTTTAGTTATATCTTTGCCTTTGCTACATAAAACTTATCGCACATAATGCAACAAAAGCATAGACATTCATGTTGAAGATATTAAGTCCCCAACGTGCGAGTGTCTATGCTTGTGTATCAGTTTTATGTAGCAGTTAAACGTGATACGTTGGGGGCTTTTATTTTACTTCCCAGCCCCATAGGAAGAGACTATGAACAAAAGTCTACTGCTTCAGTTTGTAAACCATCCGGCCAACAACGATCAGTATTATGACAATGACAGCCGCCATCGCCCAGCCGCCTACTTCTATCTTCATCCGTTGCCAGACTGTCAGCCTCTTTTCGATTTCAACCGGGTATGGTACTCGGATAGTATCTGTTCGGTTTATATATAGCGTGTCTACCCTGTCCTTGTACTTATAGATGTACCTGTACCGATATTCGGCAACGGTATCGCCTCTTTGAATTACAGAGACCGAATCATGTATAAGCACGCTATCGATCCGGGCCGAGTTAAAGAACACGCTATCAATTCTGACCGTTTCAACCGGGACATAACGGACTTGCGTACGGCAAGATGTAAGCATACAGATCAGTGCTATTATCAATAACCCGATCAAACCACCTAATAATTCGTCTTTGTCTCTTTCGTCCATCATAACAAGCTCCATCCGTCAATCACATCTGGCATATCAGCCTCTACCCCATTCTCCACACGGCTCATACCTGCCACAATACGGATCATCTGCTCACGGTCATTTACATTGATCGGATCGTCGGCCGGGATTCCGGCATAATCAGATACAGCCATAATGTAGGCTTCCGTATGGTTATTATCCTCCGGTGGGGCCCAACGGGTAATCAGCTTACGGATAGTGTCGAGCTTGTAATTTTTGAAGTAGTGAAATAAGCACATAGAGAAATAAGAATACAATATCAAATGGAAAGCGTGTAGCTCAATGAGTTACACGCTTTT